TCTAACGTGTTTAATCTTGATAGATGCCACATCCAGAGCAATTCTGTTGTAGATAGCTGTAACTATAGAGCGCTCATTACCGCGAGTTAATCGTGGTCTGTCTGGACGGTACGAATATGAGATACCTAAATCGTTTCGGTATTCCATCGTCGGGTCTTTGTTCAGCAGCGTATTCCACGCATGCTTTAATCTACTTCCGAATGATTCTTCCATTTTGATTTAATCTCCTATCTGGTTTACTTTTGACGAGCTAATCTTTTGGCTACTTTCTCTTTTCGACGATCGTGATATCGTTTAGATTTAGCTGCGTGGTCAGATACTTTAGAAACCCTACCTAGAGTAGCTTGGTTAGCGGCGTTCCATAGAGCACCTTTAGCGGCACTCGCAACTCTTCCGGAACCTTCAGCTCGATATTGATTATACTTCTTAGCTCCGTACGACCCCATTAGGAAAGTTTGAACTAATGATTTGCCAAATGATTGATTTACAATTCGCTTGTTTCGAGCGGCTTCACCGTCTCCATATAGTCGATTAGCGGCCTTTTCTCTAGCTAGAGTTTTTTGCTTTTTAAAGTTAGCTTTAGCGTCTTTATATTTTTGAGCGTTTCGTTCTACATCGCGATCGTATTTATTATCGATAGCATCTAATTTAGAATCCCACTCTCGCTTGACGGCTTTAACGTCGCCTTTATTACGCTTAGCATCTTTTATAGCAGCTCTTCGGTCAGCAGATACTTTGTTGTATTCCCCTAAAGCCTTGTGGAAATTCTGCATATCTTCGTCGTTTAATCTTCGTTTTTCTTTCTTCCAAGCTTTCTTAACAGCTTTTACTTCTTTACTCCTACGAGTCCCCCATCTCATTCCTAAGACTCCGTAGTGTTTTAGTTCATCTTGCATTATAGTGCCTCCTACTATTTTCGTTTTCCGATTAATTTAGAGCCTTCGTTTAAAACCTGTCTAATTCGACCTTTGATGGTTCGTTGTTGTTTAAACGTATTCTTTATATAATTGACATGTTCTTTAGTAACATGATCGGGACTTGGTATAGCCCCCCATGTTTCGTATCTAATGATAGGACGATTAGCTCTTGTTCTTGCAAGTTTCTTAGTGTCTCTATCAACTATAGCGTTAACGCCTTGTTTCTTCAAGTTTTCGAAATAACTTGATTTGACGTTATCAGCATACTTGTTGTCATCCTTAAGAATTTTTGTGAATCCATCATAAGCGTCCCCTCTCAAGAATTTCTTTTCACCGCTTAAAGCTTTTCGTAGAGCCATGACAGATTTATCTTGTTTATCGGTTCCTGCGTGAGTACGCTTAAGAGCCTCAGATAAATCTTCTCTAAAATATCTGTCATTCTTAAACTTGTCTACGAATGTATCTCTAGCTTTTTTCGGAGATGCTACGGTTGTCGCTTTATCGAATTTATTATTTAATTCGAACACTTTACCTCGTTTATCTTTTCTTAGATATTCTTGAATTTTTCTAACGTTACCATATCGACCCTTCACATCAGATTTATCGTATACAAACGAGTCATTCCGATGGTTTCCAATAGGTTGACCCGGTTTAAAAGATCCGTATTGTTTAAAAATTGTAGAGCTAGGTAGTACAGTATCCTTAACATATTTCTTATATGCTACATATGCACCAGCGGCTGCTAAAGCTGTACCGCCAGCTATAGCTAGAGCTTTCTCGGTTTTAATACGATTTTTAGCTCGTCGAGAAGCTTCTTCACTACTGTATCCCTTTTGAGAATATTTTGACACTAGGGAGTCATAATGTTTAGATGATTTAGAAGAGCTAGGCGAGTTAGTTTGTTTGGAGGTGTGTTTACCCCACTTCATGCCTAGAATTCCGTAGTGTTTCAGCTCGTTTAGTCCAAATGATCTTCGATATAGTCGGTTGTAGGCTTTTAACCTAGCCTCAACTAAATCCTTACCGTATTGTTTCTTAGATTTCTTTACGAGTTCATCGTACTCTCTATCTATCTTATTGTGACCTCTACCTAGTTCATTCTCTAGTTCAAATATCTTGTTAGATATTCTGTCGGCTTTAACGTTTTCGTTACGATCCCAGGCACTATCCATATCCCGATAGAGTTTCAAAATTTTATTTTGTAGTTCTGGAGCATGGTTTGCCCATTTTTCTTGATATTGCTTTAACTGTTCTTCAGTTTTCTTCTTGTAAGCTTTCTTAACGCCTCGTACTTCTTTACTGAGGTGGGTCCCCCACTTCATGCCCAGTACTCCGAAATGTTTTAACTCATTAGTCATTGAATCACCTACTTCTTAAGAACTTTCATACTCTTAAGAATATCACCAGTCTTCTCTCCAGCTTTCTTACGTTTGTTGACTTCTAACCATTGTTTGTTAGTAAGCTCTTTCTTAAGATGCCAGTAGTTACCAGAAGAACGGTCATAAATACGAGTGCGTTTAGCTTTCTCCATTTTGTCTTGACGTTTGTTACGATTGTGTTTCTTGACTGCTTGGTATGTAGCTCGTCCCGCAAATGCTGCGGCTGGTAAAGCCACACCGTAAGCGAATTGAGGATTATCCTTTAAGAATTGAATACCTTGTTTACCGTGCTTATTTAACATCTTGACTGCTGGGGTAGCGTTTGCGACAGCTCGTTTAGCAGCTCGTGTTGCTACATTCTTAACAGTCGAAAAAATATGTTGTCCCCACTTTTGGCCTTTTCGACCGTGGTGATACAACTCATCATCAAGTTCGTATTCATCGTAATCGTTATACATTTTTATACCTCCTATTCGAATGCGTCTTTGTTTAATTTATATGCAACAAGAGCATCCATTGCTGAGGCTACCGAGTCAATCTTTTGGTCTCTTCTCTTCTTGAATAACTTCTTGTTACCGTTCGTGTCTTGTAGGATAACACAGTTACCCATGTTGAAAGACATCATTTGTTCGTCGAAATATAGTAGTCGGTCTTCGGCTAATTTCTTAAGTTCACCCAACGGGATGCTTTCTGTCTTAGCCCCTTGAATAACTTTCTCTACGCCAAACTGACCGTTCTCACTAACCCAACGTTTAATAAATTCACGAGCGCCGTATGGGTCATAGCCGACCGAACGGACGTCGTAATCTCGCTCAATAATATGAGCATCTAAGTCGTCATAGACAGCATCTAAATCTAAGATAGTTCCGTCCATGACAATAAGTGTTCCTTCGTTTAGGAACTCGTTATACTTCTCTCGCATAGCTGATGGGAGTTTCATGAGAGTAGACTCAGAAATATAGTTTCGAGTCTTAACCCCGAACCCACCGTTACTTAGTGGGAATAAGAAGGTGAATGAACAGAAGTCATCCCCTTGAGATAAGTCGACTCCCATAGAGCACGGCATTTGCCAATAGTCTCTAGGTCTATGCGGAATAGTTTCTTCATAAGTGAAGTAATATGTGTATCCTTCCATTGGGATACCGAAACGTTTAGCAAGAATATCGTTACGACTCGATGGGACTTTCTCCATACGCTCCACTTCTAAGTGGTAGGTTTCGTAAGATACTGTCTTACCAATATTCGGGTTAGCTTTCACCCACATCTCAGGGTGAGCCACCTCGTTGATGTCATCTAATCTGTAATACCAGATAGACGTGTGTGGTTGAACATAGTCACCACGCAAGATGTCTAGTAATTCCATTTTGATTGAGTCTCCGATACCATTACGCACAGTACCTTCTGAACTAATAGCTACGATTACGTAGTCTGGAATCTTAGACGCCCCTTGCTCGATAGCTCCGAACACGTCTTCTCGAATATCACCAGAGAGCCATTCGTCGATTGTCGTAATCTTGTTACGAAGACCTTGTAGTTTGTCTACAGTCATCGGACGAATCTCGACCATTGAGCCAGTTAAGAAATTCTCTATCCCTTTTTTAGTTGATGCTAACTTAACACGGTTAGCTCTGGACCCAGTGGTGTTCTGTAGTGAACCTTCTGTCAAGAATTTGAACAGAGGTCCTTTCGCTCTAGTGATAGCTGTACGAATCGGAGATAATACCTCCTCAGCTTGACGCATTGTAGGAGCTGTCGCTACTTGTAATGTGGTAGATGTGTCGACGTTTAAGTGATAGCTCTGTACGAATGAGGCATACATTGATTTTGCCCCACCACGAGCTAGAATAATAAACTGACGGTTGATTAATCTTCTCTTGAAGGATTTAGTGACATACTTACCACCATGACCATCAGGATTTGGTTCATATACACTTCGTTCTTCGAAATAATACCAACCATACAGTTGTTCCGCCCAAAGTTTGAACGAATCCAGTAGGGTCAAATCACGACCGTCGGTTAAGGTCGACTCATTTTCGCAATACTTAATAAAACCCTCAACTGCTTCGTCATCGTAATAAATACCGGGGTTCGCTATGTTAGCATCGATACGGTTCATCTCTAACGAAATAAATTCGTTAACGGCGATATCGCCACGCATAACCGCCTCTCTAAACTGCCCGTAATACTTTGGAACAGCAGTGTTTGATAATACCATGTATTGTTACCACCTTTTTAAAATTAGTTTAATAACTTTTGAGTATAAGCTTTACGAGCGGCTTTAACAGTTCTAGAATATCCGTTACCGCCGGCACGACCACTAGTTGCGTAAGCAGCTGCTGCGGAAGCTACAAATGAGAATGCTGCTGGAACAACATACTTGTTAAGTGCGTTACCAAGTTGCTGACTACCCACATTTTTAAGGGTGTTAGTAATCCAGCTTTTACCTTTCTTCTTCTGTTTAGAGGTAAGCTCTTTATAAGTCTTCTCAGCTTGTAGTCGCTCATTGATTTGTTTGAGCTTCTTAGTACTCATGGATTTGTAAGACTCTTTAGTATGAGCCTCCAAATAATCATGATGTTTACCCCCTGGTGACGAAACGACAGATTTGCCTTTACGACGTCCCCATTTCATCCCAAGGATACCATAGTGCTTTAATTCATTACTGTTCATTTAACATCGTCACCTCCTTAATTTGTTGGCCAAGGGTCATCAGTAATGTACGATATTTTAGAAACCCTGATGTCGCCGATATCTCTATCTGTAGGAACAGGGTCTGTAAATTGGAATCGTAAGTGATTTGCATCAGTGACACCACCTAAGTACCACGTTCCATATGGAATACCGTCGTCGTTGAAAATCTGACCAATCATCGAGCCAGCAGATCTATACCCCATAGGTATACCACCGTTTGCTATAAGGAAACATTTCTTTTCACGGTTTCCTGGATGTCCAATAAACGCCGGGTTACCCCGTCTTACAATACCAAACCAACCCCATTGTAATCCGCCGAATTGATAAGTTACTGTATTATTAACTCTTCGGACTTGTAAATAAGAATTGCCTAGTTTGGATAGTATGTTTATATTCTTCCAACCAGTATCTCCATCTAATACCGCCCAGCCTTGGTTACCAGAAGGTGTGTGTTTAATCCATTTAAGTGCACCGTTTGTCTTAGCCATGTCAACATAGGTTTGACCTAGTTTACCTTCGACTTTACCATTCGGCATGCCGGTACCAGTAAGTTCACTAGACGAAGTTGTTGGAGTAGCTGGTCCATTTTGACTGGAAGCGGGTAGAGTTACAGTTCCACCACCATGAGATAGCGTTAGTGTGTTACCGCTGAGAGATAGTGTTTGTGGGATACCGACTCCGTCAGCTCCTTTAGGTCCTGGAGGTCCCATTGGTCCTTGAGGTCCTGGAGGTCCCATTGGTCCTTGAGGTCCGGTTGTACCGTCTAATCCATCAGATCCGGCAGGTCCACGTTCCCCAGTTTCGCCTCGGTCGCCTTTTGGTCCCGGAGGTCCGGCTGGTCCAGTAGGTCCTTGAGGGCCAGGTTGTCCATCAGCGCCTCGTTCTCCTTGGAGACCATCTCTACCGTTCTCACCTTTCGGTCCTGGAGGTCCCATTGGTCCGACATCACCTTTTTGCCCAGGCTGTCCGTCTTCGCCCTTAGGTCCACGTTCGCCGGGAACTCCTTGTAATCCTTGGGGTCCCATAGGTCCAGTTTGTCCGTTTTCTCCGGCTGGTCCTGGAGGTCCTTGAATGCCCATAGGTCCAGTTGGTCCCATCTCTCCGTTGTCACCTTTCGGTCCCGGAGGTCCTTGTAAACCCTGTGGTCCTGGAGGTCCTTGTAAGCCCTGTGGCCCAGTAGCACCAGATAATCCGTCTTCTCCTTTAGGTCCACGTTCCCCTGGAATACCTTGTAGTCCCTGAGGTCCCATAGGTCCGGCTGGTCCTGGAGGTCCTTCAACAATTTTAGGTCCAGATATAGGGTTCTCACCTTTGTTGTGAATATCATCTTCGGAATTAATACGCCACTCGAGTTCCTTGATTTGGTTGTCGTAGGCTTCTTTAACTCCACCAGTAGGTGGGTCGAATATCATCCTAACTTTCAAGTATACATAACTTCTAATGTGAGGGATGACGTCAGGATTACCCCCAATATCATCCCAAGTAGAAGTCGAATCTGATACGTAGAAATCGGATGGAATCTTAGCACCGAGTTGTTTCAGTGTGGAGAATGCTGAGTTGATGTACGTTAGAACGTCATGGTCAAAGTAGTCACTCTCCAACGGAATACTTAATAGTTTCTTGGTTGAGTCTAGAATGCTATTTGTATTTTGATTTACCATCCTTAATCACATCCTAGTAGAAAGTTCCGTAAGGTTCTACGTTTGCGTTACCACTTGAGTTGGCAACTCCGGCAGCTACGTAGCGACGCTCACCTGATTGTCCAATGTATGATACCCAGATGTATCCTTCAGCAGAATATACTGAGTCATAGCGGAATTCTTCTCCTTCGTCATACACAGCAACTACGTCAGCTGATGTTGATGGAGCTGTACGTACGTTTACAGCTGATACTGTAACAGCCATAGTTCCATCTTCGTCTTTAAGTTTACCTTCAGCAGGTGCTTCTGACACTTGTTCTTGAACTTGTGTATTTTGAGTAGACTCGCCGTAGTTTGGATAGAACCATCCAATGACTTTACCCCAAGACTCTTGGAAGTTACGAGTGCAGTAACGAGCGGGTCCACCGTTTTCTAGTGAATCAGCATTACCGTCAACGTTTTGTTCGACAGTCTTCATAGTGTACCCGTCTGAATCTTGGTATACGTAACCAGTATGACCATAAGGGTGTGCGTAAGTTTCCATTACGAAAAATGCTCCTGCTTGTGGCGCAAGTCCTGGAGCGTCATACACTACGTTTAATCCAGCGTTTGCAGCTGCGTCTAATAGGTCGATAGCATTACCGCCTAGTTCAACACCGAAGTGTTTGTATAGTAAGTAGTTGATTAAGTCTACGCATTGAGAACCGAAGTAACCGTCGTGGTCAGCTCCGATACCATTGTCTGCTAAGTACTCAGCACTTGCATTCATTTCATAAACTGTTGCCATTTACATTCCTCCTTGTTGTTTCCATGGACATGTGTCCCATGGTTTGCGCTCAACGAACGCTGGTTTTAGAATACTCTCATCTCCGTAGTGAATCCCATTGTGTGTTCTCAGGCTTACAGAAATGAGGTAGTCTGGGTTCAATAAAAATTCTGTCTGGTTGACTATGTCATCAATCGTGATTGGGTTCATGTGGTGTACGATTATAGTTCCGGGAATCCGGTAATCGTCGAACTCTACACCTAAGTCGAATCCGTTGTCACGAACGATAACGTAGTCTCTGACTTCAAGCCAGTTGGCAGATTTATAGAACTCTTGGTTTAAGTACCGATTTCCTCCGAATGTGGAGTGAGCTACGACACCGTTAAGTTTGAGGTATCGAAAACGCTCTTCGAAAGTCGGTAGTTTGATGAGCTCGGAATATCGTCTAATAGTCACTAGTGACCACCTCCACCGTATTCACGCATAGCATCCAGCGCGCTAGCGTAAAGCTCTTCAACTTTCTTAGCAGATTTAAGAGACTCGGTCTTAGCCGTGATAAGCTCTTTCTGCTTCATAAGAATTTCTTTCTCTATCCGTTCTTTAGTCGAAGCTAGTTTCAAGTAGTGAGTAATAACTTGCGAGGACGCTGAACCATCCCTTAGTTGTTGTTCTGCCAGGTCGACCGCTAGAGCAATCATCTGGTTCTCTCTCGCTTCAGGAGTCAATGCTGGTCTTGACTTCCTTTCAGTAAGTTTCGAATTGGTCTTAGCCATCATTAGTCCTCCTTTCTGTTACTATTGATAGACTTTGAATATAGTTTCGTAAAGTGCTCATTAGGGCTACACTAGAAGGAATGCCAAAAATGCGAAAGGAGATTTGGTTTCTTATAAATCTAGGAGACTAATAAAGGTGGATTATGTTGCTTTGGGAGCTAATTAGTAGAAAAAACATACCAACCAGTGTAGCCTTAATGAACACTTTACAGAAAACCTGTAAAATATTACCGAGTGGGACCTATGGGAAAGTGGATTGTCTCCCAAAAAAGTCCCCCCGGAGAAATTTTTAGTAGCGCGGCGATGCAGGAGGGGGTGCAAATTTTGAGACCCCCCCCCGGGGTTTCGATATTACCCTTCATCGACCATTTTTACTTTCTTATAGATATTTAATGGATCA